CTCCCTCACCTGATCCGCAACATCGAACACCGTTAGCCCTTCATCCAAAGCATCCCTGATCGTATCTGATAAGCGGCTTCGTGTCGTATGTGTTATGTGCCCCACATCCTCCGCAATAGCCGCCCTATCATTCGTGACAGAGTGTAGCTGTGCCCGAGTTGGCTCATGGCCGAGAAGAAGGTTGATCCCCTCATACGCTGAGATCACCTCCGACTGGTACAGGGGTGACAACGCTGCCGTTATCTCGAACCCCGCCAACCGCAACTCTTCCTGAATCGCTGACGCCCATAACGCAGAGTGAGCCGACAACTCGATTGAAACCGCCTTTGACCTCACTCCGTAGATTCTCCGGTACTTCCCAGTTGCCGCATCAATCACCCTCTCAATCTGCCCTCGCAGCACGTCCGTGAGCGCAGCCGTGAGGCTTCTCATTCCGTGAAGGCGCACACGACGGTTGACATCCTGCATATCCCGCACAAGTGCCCTACCGTTCGCAGTATTGAAGTTCTCCCACGTCCACCCGCCTTTTGGTACTGAGGACTTTTTGATCCTCTTTACCAGCACTAAAGGGATTGGGAAGTCAGACTTCGCCGCCCTCTGCGCCCTCTCCGTCGATTCCATCATGGCTTTGGATTATTCGGGGTGTTCGATTCTCCGGACGGGTTGTTATCCCCTCCCGCATCCGGCTTATCTCCGTTCCCTTGATCCGTGTTAGCGTCCGGCCCACCATTCCCGTCTTGGTTCCCGTCTGGGTTATTCGGGTCAGTAGGAGCCTGAGACAACGAAAGCCCAGCCATCTCGATTGGGATACGGTTGTTCATCACATAGAACTGATCGAGAAGAGGGTTGTCCACAATCGGCAAATCACACATCTCCCTGAGTTCATTCGGGGTCATCGCTCCCTTATCCACCAAAGGCCCGTATTCCTTCACCACCTGCATGATGTCCACCAATCCACTCATCTCGTAGGTAAGGCGGACAGTGAGGTCATCTGGGCTTATGAACCCATCTGAGTTCAGCTTCCCAACCAAAGCGTCCAGCAAAGGCACCACCTTGTACTTCCGGAAGTTGATTTCGTCCTGACGGGCGGTGGCGTAATTCGCAGCCCCATCAATACCTGCCACGGAAAGAGGGACACCGTGATTTAGGAAAATCTGCTCGATTGTCCACTTCTCTTTTTCGAGAGCCTGCATCTCGCTCATCGTCATCCCAAGCTTGTGGTACTGCCACTTGCCATTCAAGAACGCAATCTTCCCAGAGTTCCCCTTGCCCCCGTATTCGAGATTGAACTTCCTCTTCAACGCCGCCCACTGCCCCTCATCCGACACCTCTGTTTCCCGTGTCAGTATACCGGAAAGCTGGGCACCGTTCTTTATGAACTCCTCAGCAAGCTGAGACTTATTTATGTATTCGTTGTAAATCGCTTGGGAGGGTTCAATAGAACCCATCCCCAGAATCAGGCTTGTCGGGTGAGTCGAACGGAAATGAATAATATCCTCCGGATCAAAATCAATCTGACGACCATTCACCGAGTATTGGTATTTGGATATCCGCTTATGCTCGTCCGGCACCACCTTCATATATTGAGGGAGGAGTGGGTATAGGTACTTTGGTCTTCCCTTCAAGTCCTTCTCGTCCTTCAACCAATATGCGTTCCCCGTCAATTCCATGTGGAAAACGAACATCTCCATCAGCTCCTCCCATGAGTCGAATGGGTTGGGCATCGAAAGAAACTCTCCGAACTTCGCAGTGACATCGTTGTCAATCTTCTTCCCCTTCCGCACCACCTTGAACTTCGCAGACATCAGCGTTGAGGCGATGATCTTACACGCCCTGAACGTAGCCCACACCCGCTTATGCCCCGTCTCCATGTAGGAGTTGAAGTCAGAGAACCGATTGATCGGAACCCCTAAACGCATCTCAATGAAGTTGCGCTCCTTCGTATTCGCCACACCACGCGACAGCATTGCTACCTCTGAGGCGGATGCCTTACTGAGGTCGATGCTCGATTCCTCTTTACTACCGAAAAATCTGGATAGGGTCTTAAACATGGCTCAGGTACTTTAGAGGGTGGCCGAAGGAACAACAATCGTTTCTGTATTGGCTGGCTTAGTGTCCACATCTTCAGCACTTAGGTCAATCGCAACAAACTCCTTGGTAGCTGCCTTACGTGTGCATACCGCACAATCCCCTCCGAGAAGGCGGATGGTCTTTGGATCTTCTCCCCACACCCTCAGCTTAGAAAACAGCTCGATGTCCACGCTATACGCCTCGTTGAGGAGGTTCTGCCACGGTCTCGCATCCGCTTTCACGCTCGAAGGTAGTGAGGCTATTAGTGGGGCACGTAGAACGGTTCTGAGTCTATTCGTGTTGAAATAGGCAGCAATATCGTGAGTCGAAAGCACCACATCAAACTTTCCCTTGAGCCAGTTCGACTGATTACGGAACGACACTGGCCTATCAGCATCCGGAGTGACTATGAGCCACCGAAGCAACTTCTCCGCCTTCCCCATCATTGAGGGGCAATCCTTCAACGCCGCCTTGAGAACATCACCGAAAGCACCCGTGTACTTATCCGGATTGGTAAGAGCGAACGCCGCAGCACTCTCGAACCTTGCCCGTACTTCCCGAACCAAGACGACTTTCTTTGCATCCCTCCAACCCGCTCCGAACTTCTCCCGCCCCTTATCCGGAGTGGCCCACTTATCCACGTTTTGCACGTCGTTCAAACCCAACCCCCGACCGACAGAGGTGTTCCCCGTAAAAGGGTTCTCCACAAGGATTATTTTGCTGTCTCCGGATGCCTTCATAATCCGCTCACTGTGTCGATCACAAATAAAAGATGCAAGGCGGAACAACAAAGGGCAGAGCCTCCGAAGAAACTCTGCCCTAAGCAACCTAATGATCCCTGTCGTTTATTTCGTCGCCTTGACAGGCACTTCCACAACGGTGGTGTCATCTGGTTTCGTCTCCGTGGGAGTCGCAGGAGCAACCACCGGAGCTGCGGCGGGTGTTTCCGGAGTAGCCGGAGTAGCCGGAGTAGCCGGAGGCACAACCTGATTAGGCTCAGGGGGAATGATCCCCCCAGCACGGATGAATCGAGCTTCAGCATTGAGGTCAACAAGCGCACGGCGAAGGCTTCTTCGAGCCTTACCGATGAACCGAAGCTTACCAGCAACAGTTGGAGCGGTCTTAGACTTCAAGTGACTTTGTTTAGCAACATGTAAGCTCTGTTGCACAGTTCTTGGATTGGATTTGGTTTCAGCCATAGTCTTATCCCATTTCTGGGCATTTGGTTGGCGGGTACTTTACCTCTGCTTCGCCTTTCGTGAAGAGGAAAATCTATCAGAACTGCATTTCTTGCACTCCTCCTTCTTCTTTCGGTTGGCTTTCCACAGGTAACAGGCTGACTCAAGCTTCTTGTACTCCACCAGAGCTTTCTCCATCTCCAAGTCTGGGATGTGGTCAGACTCCCAAGGGTTCCGCACATAACGCCCACCAACGCACAGGACAGGCACCCCTGACCTCCGTTGCCGCAAAAGCAGACCACCCTCAGCCACGTAAGCTGCGCTCTTTGGAAACGATTTGCACATTCGATTCCACTGCTCGACGTTGGGCGCATACCACTCATGGGTTATGGCCTTCTGCCATAAGGAGGACGTGTCCCTTGCCGCCCTCATCAATCCCAGACACCCAGCCGCATGGCAGGCAGTCACCTGAAGCACGTTCCCCACGTTACACTGCACCGAGTGCATCACCTCCCCGCACTTATCGCAGGTATGTTTATGCCCCACCGGAGTGTATTCGATTGGGAGCGTACTCCCGTTTGCAGCCTCTTCCATACAACCAACCATGACCTATGCCTCCTCTTTCGCAAGGATGCGAGCCTCATTTACGAGGATCATGTCTTTCCCTTCGTGACGGTAATGAGTCCCCTGAGTCCTCAGGATTAGCACCCTGTCCCCCTGTTTAAGGTCAACGCACTTATCCCCAGCCGCCACCACAACGCCCCACTCTGAGGCTTGCTGAGCCTCCTGAGGTATCACGATCCCGCCGCTAGTCTCTTCCTGACGGGCATCCAAGCAAACCAAAATGCCGTCCTTCAGTGGTGTGAGAGTTTTCTTCTTCATGGTTAGATTGCCTTTCCTCCGTGTAACAGTTCCCGACCTTTATTCATCTCAGTCTTGGCCTCGATAGCCTCAGCCACCCGCCACCCCCGCGCATGTGCGGTATCCATTATCCGGATGATTACGTCTGCGAGTTCAGCCTCGACCCCAGTGAAGTCAGGGATTTTGTCGTCCGGAGTTTTTCCATGACGGATATTCTCTAACGCTTCACTGACCTCCGAGTGGATAAGAGCAAGGCTTGCCGCATCCAGCGTGTCTTTAGCAAACGAGTGTAGCCCATCAATCCCAGCGTCACCTGCTGCC